CAGTGTAAAATCAGACCCGCCTCCTCGAGTGATACAACCTAGAACACCTAGATACAATGTCGAAGTAGGGAAATACCTTAAGTGTTTTGAGAAGAATTTGTTTGCCTCTTTTAGGAAATGTTTTGGGTACCAGGTGATAGTCAAAGGCTGCAATGCTGATGACAGTGCTGGCATACTCAGAGACAACTGGGAGCAGTTTGAAGACCCTGTTGCTGTAGGACTGGATGCATCACGATTTGATCAACATGTCAGTCGTGAAGCACTCGAGTACGAGCACTCTGTCTACAATTCTGTTTTCAATAGTCCTGAGCTTGCCAGGCTTCTCAGAATGCAGCTTAGGAACGTAGGCATCGGCTATACCGCAGATGGTAAAGTCAAGTATGTTGTAGACGGATGTAGAATGTCTGGAGACATTAACACATCCATGGGGAACTGCCTTATCATGTCAACCATTGTGCTATGCTATCTTGAAACCTTAGGGGTTAAGATGAGGCTTAGCAACAATGGTGATGATTGTGTGGTGTTCTGCGAGCGCAAGCACCTGTCATTGCTTGACGGCATTGGGGCGTGGTTCGTGAGATTTGGGTTTAAGCTCACTCTTGAACCAGCTGTTGACGTATTCGAGAAGATCGAGTTCTGTCAAACGCAGCCAGTTGTCGTAGGTAGTGGCTGGCGCATGGTCCGCAACCCTTATGTTGCCTCAGCCAAAGATTGTGTCAGCCTCCTGCCTTGGGACACCAAGGAGGATTTTGATGCTTGGAGAGGAGCAATTGGGACCTGTGGATTGGAGTTAACTAGGGGCGTCCCCTTTTGGGAGGCCTATTATCGGCGATTGAAGGTCGATTCGATCAAGGAAAATTGCATGGAACGAGTCTATGACTCTGGGTTGGGCTACATGGCCAAAGGGTGCTCTGAGCAGGAGATCACCCAGGATAGCAGGTATTCTTTTTACCTCGCTTTCGGCATGTTACCAGATACCCAGGAGGCATTAGAAGAGTTAGATGTAGATATTAGATATGATCTTTATCGGCCGCTGATAACCGACGAATTTGTTATTCAGCCACTCAACAACCTTCTGCACCATGATGCGAAAGAACGAACGGCCTAGTGCCCAGGAGCCTAAGAGGCCCACAAAGACCAAAACCAAAGGTTTTGGCACCAATTATTGTGTTGCTAGCACAAGATTCCGCACTGGTTCAATCAGTGGGGGCAATCCCGTATTGTTTCAGGGTTTGTCCCCCAACAACCCGGC